TTATGCAAATTTCATTCAAATTGAACATCAAGTATTTCTTATTCGCAATCGCTTCTTTCGTTGTCGCCTACATGACCGCTACCGGTTCTATTCTTAATTACATCAATTTTGCAGGCGAACTTAACGAAATGGCATTTTGCTTCGCTGCATTCTTCTTAGGTGTTATCAATACCGTAATGTCTTTCGAACGAATCAAAAACAAATAATATGAATCTAGAAAAAATTATTTCTTGTACCGAGGATGATGGTTACTTTATTGTTATCGCAATCGGCGAATCTCCTACACTGAACGAAAAGATCGAATTTAAAGGACATAAATGTCGAGTTCTTCGAATCTCAGGATATGTTCGTGATGGAGAAATGTTCAAAATGCAATTATTGAAACTAGGCAAACTCGAAAGCATATAACTAATAAACATTTTATGTCGCATACCAAAGCACTTTTGTGGACTGAGAAATATCGGCCACAAGAATTATCAGATCTAATTGTACCAGAAAGAATTGCTAAGAAACTAGATAAAGGTGTATATCAAAACCTTTTGTTTTATGGTGGTCCTGGAAGTGGAAAAACTTCATCGGCCAAGATCTTAGCAAAAGATCATCCATCATTGTATATTAATTGCTCGAGCGAAACTGGTGTAGATACTGTTCGTAATAAAATATCTGAATTTTGCTCAACTTTATCCTTGCTCGATGGTGAACGAAAATTAAAAGTCGTAATACTCGACGAGTTCGATGGAGTATCTGATCAATATATGAAAGCTCTTCGCGGTACAATCGAACAATTTCATATGAGTGCAAGGTTCATCGCAACATGTAATTATTTCAATAAGATTCCAGACAATATTCAATCTCGATTTGAATGCATTAATTTCGACTTTAGCGACGAAGAAGAAACTGAAATCATGCGAAAATATCTTCGAAGAATTTACGAAATATGTAAAATCGAAGGAATGGAAATCGACAAAGATGCTTTACTCGAATTAGTACAACGCAAATTTCCTGATCTTAGAAATACAATTAATGTCCTTCAGGGATACTTTGCCGAAGGTGTGAGTAAAATCACAATCAAAGACGTTACCACATTTCATGGTGTCTATAAAGATCTATTCGATCTTATTTTTGAAGATATTAATTCAACCGTAAACAATTACAAATTTTTAGTATCTAATTATTCTCATCGAGTAGATGATGTTATTAAGGCATTAGGTACTGATTTCGTTGAATATATTCAAACCGAAAAACCAGAATCAATCAGACATCTAGGAGAAATTTGCTTTGAAGTTAACAAACATTCGTATGAATCTAGATTTGTAATTGATCCTGTGGTTACAATGCTTAGTTTAGTTTACAAGCTACAAAAGATTGTGCACTAGGGTTGAATCTAAATCACAAAACCTTCATATAATATAAAACAAAATAAACCTATAAGGTATGAGAAGGTATACATTAATTGTAGATGGTAATTATTTTCTACACAAAACATTTTTTATTTCAGGCAAAATTAAATCCCGTAAGGATGGGCCTCTAAATTTTATCGACGATCCACAAAAGGATGCGGATCTATTAGCATGGAAACTCGCAACTGATTTCGCTTATGAAGTCAAGCGTTTTTCACCAATACTCGATGGTATTGTTTATTGTATCGATTCATCTTCATGGCGAAAAGATTTTTATCCAGAATCTAATTCTTTAAAATCTGCCGAATCGCAAGAATACAAAGGACATCGCAAAAAAGACAATACAATTAATTGGAAAGCGATCTATGATTTACACGACAAATTCGCCGAATCTCTAAAATCTTTAGGATGCACCGTTTCTCGTGTTAGTGGTGCCGAAGCCGACGATCTTATTTTTGCATGGTCTTCATATCTTAATATGAATAACCGAAATGCATTAATCTTTTCCGGCGATAACGATCTTATTCAATTGGTTTGCAATAACGATTCAACTGGAACAAATACACTATTCTATAATAAATTCTCAAAATCTATTTATGCTTTCGAAGGATTTACCGAATGGCTATCTGAAACTAGTATGGATTCTATCGATATTTTCAATCAACCTCTAGATCTTACAAGCAACACTAAAGTTGCACTTCAAAATGTTACTAGAGGTATGAAAATTAAAGAAACTAACGTAAATGAATTTGTATTTCGCAAAATTCTAATGGGCGATGCTGGCGATAACGTATCACCATTACACCAAACCATTAAAAAAGGTAAAGATGGAAAACGTCGAGTATACAATATTACAGATTCAAAAGCTTCTAAAATACTCGAAGATTACGAAGATAACAATGGTCGAATAGATCAAACTACATTTTTCTCTAGCGATTCAATTACCGAAATTTGTAAAATCGCAAAAAACAATTTGCGTATTTTAGATAAAAATATTTCTCAATTAGTTGAACGCTACGAGATGAATCGTAATCTAATGTATCTGCATCAAAAAGCCATTCCAAATGCAATTATGGATGCGATGCTTAACGATATCGAAAATTCAGGATATCAATCAATACATAACATGAATCAAGTAAACAAGGAAAATATTTCTAAGCCTCTGATTCAAAACGAAAAAAATACTAGTACAACTCAGGATGCTTCATTTTTTGGAGGTCTTGGACTATAATTTGAATATATGAAAGATTTCTATAATACAAAAGCCGGTAGAAAATATTTTGAAAACGATCTACCAAAATTAATTGAGTCACAAAACCGTTTAGCTTCGGCGATAGAAAAGCAAAATCAATTGACTGAAAAAATGCATCGACTAGAAACGGTTAAATTAAGAGAATCTTCTAAGAAATAATTTCATATAATAAATAAACTATGCAATTATTCGACTTAGTAAGGGTTATGTTTACAGACCCTAAGAAATACAAAGAAGTTAAGAACAACGATAAAGCCAAAAATCAATTTATGATTAATCGCTTTATGGCAATTAACTTTCCTGAACAAGCACAATTATTAAACCGTAATGGCATCAATGGTATTGGTGTTATTGACACTTGGCAATTCGTTACATCTCGTTTCAAAAAGGTACCAGGTTGGATATATACTAAAACAAAGAAAACAAAAGCACAAGAGCAAAAAGAATTTAAGTATTCTGAAGAACTTGTTTCTTTGTACTTGAAAATCAACGAAATCTCAAGAAAAGATTTTGATATCCTTACCAAATTGTATCCTGAAAAAATGCAGGATTACTTTACTCAAATGAAAAGACAATACGAGATGTATGATGGAGACAAATCTTAAATATCCACTAGTCATAGAAGTTGTTATGTACAAGAATAATCTTGTAGATAATAGGATATTAAGTGAAGTTCGCAGAAATGCTAGAATAAATCAAGTTGGCAATTCACATGCTAATTTTTATATTCCAGCAGCTGATATGCGAGATATATTAAATGAAAAATTTCAAACAGATTTAGAGCAACTTTCTGGATTAACTCAAGAACAATTATCAAAACGAGTAAATTCAGCTTTTTTCTTACATAACGTAGTTAGTTCATTTACTAATCTTCGATTTATCAAATTTAACGTGTCCGATCAAAAGAATTATACACGAAAAAATGAAGAAGGAATTACGTTTGACTACAAAATTTTACATGCAAAAATAGATCTTCCTGAATTATTAGATTCAAAAAAATTAGTTGATGTTCAATATCTTTTAACAGAATGTGGGCTATGGAAATACGATAAATTCTTTCCTACACCATACATCGAAATAACAGCTAGAGATTTAATTACGCACATTACACATCTAGAAAGCTCAGAGGAATTCATCCAAGATCATGGAGAAACCATCAATTCATTGATGGAAATAATTGACATGAAGATGGAAGTAGACAACTCTATGATACATTTAATAGTGTTGGATTGATATATAACCTATCAACAAAAAATTACTTTAAATTGAATGGTCGAGATGTGGATTCCTGTAGTTACAACCGTTTTAGGTTCGGCAACTACATTACTGACTATATGGTATCGCAATAAACTTGAAAAAGAAAAAAAAGCTAAGGCTTGTATAATCACGGAAGCGATCGAGGAAGATTCTATTCTTCTAGAAAAATTAAAAGAAATCCGAGAATCAGTTGGTGCTTGTAGAGCAGCAATATACCAATTTCATAATGGTGGTGAGTATTTTACTGGCAAATCCATGAAGAAATATTCTATGACTTATGAACAAGTCGAAAAAGGTATTGCTAGAATACAAAATCACAATCAATCAATGCCAGTTAGTGGAGGAATTAAGTTATTTTCTAAGTTATTAGAACAACGAACCGCTCACTACAAAAGTGTAACAAAAGAATTTCCAGAAACATTACTTAAATATCAATTGGTAGAAAATGGAATTGAATCTATTTATACATGGGCAATATTAGATTTGAACAAAAGAGTCGTTGGTATTTTTACATTAGACTTCATTAAAGAAGAAAGAGAAATTCCAAAAGAAGAACTCGATCATATTCAATTAACTGTCATTAAGCTGGCCGGATATCTATAATATTTCGGTCGTATTTGTTGCGAATATATATTAAAACAAATACAAATAGATGGCCAAGATTAGCGTAGATCTTTCTACAAATAATATCACTTACAAAGACGGCGATTCGCTTATGGTTACCTTTAACGGTGCCTTTGCCTCAGTTTCGTCATTCACAAGTTATGCTGAGACTACATCACCAGCATCTACAGATAACGATTATTTTATTACAAATTTACGTTGGTCCACTGATAACATGACGTGGTCTCCTTGGCTATTACTTGAAAGAAATCCAGACGGAAGTAAGACTTTACCTCCAATGAGCTTTGATTCGGGATCTAATGTTTATGTCCAACTAAAATATATTAGAGTGTCTCAACCAGAACCACCGGTTCCGACAGGATTGGCGGTTACAAATATTACTATGGATATTGAAACCGTAGTTACTGAGTCTGATTATACTACACCAACTCCTAAATCATGTCCAACTCAAGATTATTACAAAGGAATTAGAATAGACTGTGAAGGTAGTTTATTTAGAGTATATGATTTAATGGGTCCTGCTATATCTCTTAATCGAGAATTAGCATTAACCGTTAGCGAAATGTTTGGTCATGAAGTTTGTTATTTTAAAGTTTCTTCTGATAAACGATCCAAAGACTTTGTTCTTAAGGAATATTCGTTATTCAATGTTAGCGATGTTAAAAACGTTAGAGTCGTTGTTCCTAACAATGAATTTCCGGATAATAAAATTATGTTTACTCCATTTGATATGGACTTTGAATCATTTGAAGTTCATATTGTTAAAGAAGATTTTGAGCGAGCATTTGGATATTGTGTACGACCGGAAGAACGAGATTATTTGTACTTTCCATTAGAAAATCGAATGTATGAAATAGAATCCCCGTACCTTTACAAGGATTTCATGCGAGATGGAGTCTATTACAAAGTTAACTTGGTTAAATATCAAGATAGTTTGAATATTGGAGTTGAGCCAGGATCTACTGCTGATAAGTTAGAAATAGAATTAACGCAAGATTTTGATGACTTATTCAAAGAGGAAAATGAATTAGAATTTACACAAATAACAAAACCACTTCAATACAAAACTATTGGAACCGGTAATTATGATTTTGTTAGAAGCGAAATTAACGAAGCGTTAAGTATCAAAAATCATGATATTAATAATTACTTCACTATCGTTGCTAAATATGCCTATGATCTAGGAAGTGTTGGCTATAATAATTTAGCGGTTAAATATAAAACTAAGGTTGACATACCTGAAACTGAAGATAGAGTATACACGATGTGGTTTAGGACTAATCGAGAAATATTCCAAAACACCGAATTTGTTCAGCATGTTAATGTTGATGAGAATGGAATGCTTTATGATACATTATTAAACGGCGTATCGCACGGAGAATTTGATCAGGTTACTGGTGCCACTGCATCAGATAAAGGTATTTCAATTGATCTTCAATACAATGATACCAATGGAGATAAAGCCTATGTCACTAAGGGAATTAATGTAAAGATCAATGGCCAATCCTATACTTTTGATACTAATTCTTTAGAACCTTGGCCCAATCAAACATTCCCAAATTTAGTTGTCGATACAACAAATATACAAGGAAAATATAGAGAGTCTTCTCGTAAATGGTTTGCAATGGTATTGAATGTTTCTAATCAGCATCAAAGTATTAATTGTAATATTTGGGAAATGATATTCGATGCATCAAAACCTAGCTATATACAACAGACCACTCAATTAAAGCTTGTGTTTAGCCAAACACTTTCTTTCACTAGACAATCGATACAACCTAATAAGTATTATGAACTAGTAGGATCTCCGATTGAATTAACAAATGTGAGATTATTGAATCAATTAATTAACGAAGAGAATCAACCTTTAATGTTGAATAGATATACTGTGCGAGATAATCAATATGCTATAATGATTGATAACGCATTACCACCATTAAATATGGGCAGAGAAGCAGTCAGATAATTTTTAACTATATAATATGTCAAATAACGAAGAAGCAAGAGAAAGCATCAAAGATTTGCTTTCTGAAGATAATCAGTTACCTGTCGCTAGACCGGGTGATTTACCATCCTTTCATACGGTAGAAGATTATCAATATGGCGAATCTAAATCTAAGGCAATTGCAAAAGCTAAGAAGATGATGGATTCGGTTGCAAAACTTTATTTAAGTCAGGACGTAATCGAAGAATACGAATATGTAAGAATAAAGCAAAAAATTGAAGAAATGCAATTAGCTAATTTATTCAATCAGATGCAACAAATGGAACATTCAATTGAGACTTTAATGAGAACCATCGATAGTGGTGAATTGTCTCCTAGGATGTTTGAAGTTTTAGGCGGTCTTCAAAAAACGATGCTTGAAGTAATGAAACATACAACATTACACATGATGGCAGCGGAAGAAAACATGAAAAAAATTAAACATGATATCGACATATATGGAGATAGCACAGTAACGACCACTAAACGAAAAGACGAAGAAGATACATTAACTGCAAGAGGAAATAGAGACTTCATGAAGAGTATTCAAGAAGAAATTCAAGAGGTTGATTTCGACGAAGAAGATTCTGAAAACGAAGAAGTATGAGTGAATTTAAAGTAAAACAATTTGAGGATCCTAAGGATAACGATTCTAGTAGAATAGTTTGGACTGCTGAAAAGGTTCAAAAGGCTATTGAATCAATTGAAATGGGATATCAAGTTGCACATGCTCCATTTTACGAAGGTGACATTGCTTATCGTAAAGGAAATACTGTATATGATTATTCAAAAGAAGAAGTTGCAGAAATAAAGCGTTGTGCAAAAGACATTGTTTATTTCGCAAATAAGTATTGCCATGCCATGACAGATGAGGGTGTTAGGAAAATTATCCTAAGACCTTATCAAGAAGAAATGCTTAGACAGTATCAACAAAATCGTTGGAACGTCACATTAGCATCGAGACAGATTGGTAAAACTATTTGTTCAGGTATTTTTATCGCCTGGTATTCGCTTTTTAATTTTGACAAGAATGCGATGATTATGTCCAATAAGGGTGCTACTACAAAGGAGATCCTTATGAAGGCAAAACATATTTATGAGAATCTTCCATTTTTCTTAAAACCAGGCATCATGAAAAAAGACGTGATGGAAATGCGTTTTGATAATGGATGTCGAGTTATTGGTCAGAATACAACAAAGACTGGTGGTATATCGTTTACGATTCATTTGTTATACTTGGATGAGTTTGCTCATATTATGCCAAGTATTATTAATCCATTTTATGAGAACGTTTATCCAACGCTATCATCGTCTAAGATATCCAGAGTTATCATAACTTCTACACCTAATGGATATAATAAGTTTCACGACATATATCAAAATGCAGTAGATGGCAATAATGAATACGCTCCGTTCCGAGTTGATTGGTGGCAAGTTCCTGGTAGAGATGAAGCTTGGAAAGAACAAGAGGTCGCTAATCTAGGCTCTATCGAAGCATTTAATCAACAATATGGAAATCAATTTCTTTCATCATCTTCACTTTTACTTTCTTCGGTTGAAATGAAAAAGGTAAAAAATAATGAAAAGGAATTTGTCTTTAGAGAATTAGATGCTTTGGATGATTTAGGAATAGATTATTCTTCGTTGAGATGGGATCCTGATATTGATGTTGACATGCTTGACGGAAACCAAGATTTTTATTTGTTTTCGATAGACTTAGCAGAGGGTGTAGGAAAAGATTATACTGTCATAAATATTTTTAAAGTATTGCCAATGGACATAAAAGATCATCGAGATCTTGTGTCACCTAGTGATATTACCGACTTCTTTAAATTGGAGCAAATAGGAATATTCAGATCAAATCTTCATTCGCTAAAAGATTTTAGTATGATTCTCTATGAATTGTGTGTTGAAATATTTGATCAGGAAAATTTACGTCTTATTATAGAATATAATGCATTTGGTCAGGAAGTTATCAATAATCTAATTGCGTTATATCCAACACGAAACGATTTTGATGAAGAGACTATCGTAAGATATTCACATCGTGTCGGTTCAAAAATAAAGAAACCAGGAATCAAGGTTAATCGTGATAACAAGAGAATACTTACTACAAAAGTTAAGAATTATATAAGAACGAATCGAATGGTTATCAAGGATATTAATACTGTTAGTGAAGCGGCAATGTTCTCTAGAAATGAGAATGGTACATATTCTGCACAAACCGGTAATGATGATTGTATGATGACTGTGGTTAATGCTTGTAGTTTTTTTGATACGGTTGACTATTCCGAGACTGTTGAAGAACTTTTCGATTACATCGAAGAAATATATAAAACTAAAATCGAGGAGACTCTCGAAATAAGTGGAAATTTATCTGGCGATTCATTCAACATATATGATATTGTCGAGTAATTAAATTAGAAGCTGAATGATATATAACTAAATAAAAAAAAATTTTAGACAAATGGCTTTACCAGCGAATATTCAACAATTTAAGTCAAGTGGTGTTTATCGTCTAGAATTTGATAAGAGTCAACTTATCAACATTCCAGCGGAAACAATCCGTCTTGTCATTGGATACTCCAACAAAGGTCCTTTCAACACACCAATTTTTGTACCTGATGTACAATTCTTTAAAGATGTTTTTGGTGACATTGATACTGGACTTGAATTAAAAGGATCTTATTTCCACAGATCCTGTTTAACTGCGTTGGATAGAGGTCCAATCTTGGCACTAAACTTACTCGATCTTCCTGACAGTGTAACTGCAGAATTTAGAGCTTTGAGTGCTCAATCAAACTTAGGTAACCACGCTGAAGGAACCTCTGCTGTTAAGGAATTCTTTAACAGAGACAAGTTCTGGTTCATCGACGATGAGGCAGTAATCAATGCGGTGGATGCAAACGACTCTACAGTCAATGCAACTTCTTCACCAAATGGTTCTACTATCTTTAATCTAGCGAACAGCGGTAGAAAAAACATTTCAGTATTTGTTACTAAATCTTCAACTCCAGGATTTGATATTACTGCCGAAGAATGGTACGGAAGCGGAAAAGTGCCTCCATTCTTAGACAAATCAAGTTTAATTTCTGACTTCTTAGTGAGAGTTGTTGTTCTTGAAGGCGACTTTAGTAATTATGCCGCTCTTTCTG